CCTTCAATGGATTTTATTGAATTTAATAAAGAACCTTCAATTGATTTTATTGAATTTAATAAAGAACCTTCAATGGATTTTATTGAATTTAATAAAGAAATATATAATGATACATTAGAATTGATGAAAGTAGATTATATAAATGAGAGTTATATAAGAGATGATGAAACATATAATAAAATAATAAAGAATATTATTATAAATTTGGAAAAAAACAAAGAAGAAATTAAATTAGATATAAATCAAATTAGAAATGAGATTAAAAGAGAAACACAACCAAATATCCCATTTTTACTATTACTTTCTTCTTTAATTTAAAGGTTTCTTATTTTTATTAAGATATGAATATGAAGAATTATATTGATGTTTATATAATTACGAGTGAACATTTAAAACCTCGTTTTGCTTCTCTTAATCAACAAATTGCTAAATTAAAAACTATTCTAATATCAAATGATTTTAAATTTAATTTTCATCAAATTAATAATCCATCTCATCAAGATATAGAAAAAAATATTAATGATTATAAAGATATTGTAGATTTAAATAAAGATATTATTGAAGATGAAGATTTCAAAAATCTAGTAATTCCTTTAAATACAAATCAAATATCTAATTTTTTAAAACACAAGAAAGCATTAGAACTTATAAAGAAATCTAAAAATAAACTAAATTTTATTATTGAAGATGATTTTATTATAATTGATGAATTTATTCAAAATTTTAATGAAGTTCTTACTTTTATTAATAAAAGCGATTTTGATATTCTATTCACTTCTATTTCTATGAATGAAGAAAAAGAAAATGATTTTAAACAAACAACTGATTTTTTTAAAATTATAGTTGCTAAAAGCTCTTATTTTATTACAAATGATTGTTCCATTAAATTATTAGATTTTATAACTAAAATCCGTCTAACATATAAATTAAATTTATCTTATTTCATATGGAATAATCGTAATACTATTAAAAGTTTGATATATAATAAGAATGTTTGTTTTGAAGGGTCTAAAATAGGACTATATCCAACTTCAACTGCTATTAATAATTTCCTTTATCAAAATTCAGAATTTGTAAAATTAAATTCAATTATTGCTAATAAAGATGAAGTTAGTGATGAAGATATAATTGAAGCAGAACTTATATATGAGAAATCTGGAAAAAATAATTGTGATTTTCAACATATATTAGGACTTGCTTATTTTAAAAATAAGAATTATTTAAAAGCAAAATCAATGATGATAGAAGCAGTTTCTAATCTTAAAAAAAATAATGGTTTAGTAAATCAACAAAATGAAATTCTTAATAATTGTATAAATATTCATAAATTTGAACAAAAAGATATTGACAATTGTCTAAAATTTGATGGTATATATTCTTAATAAAAAATGATTTAATTATAATTTATTTATTTAAATAAATATGTATTTTTGCGAAAAATGTGGAAAAGAATTTAATAAAAAAACTCAATATACTCAACATCAAAAAAGAAAAACTCCATGTATTCCATTATTTTCATCTGTTATAAATAAATCTATAACAATAGATAATTCAACATTTAATGAAATTAAAAATTATTATGATTTGATTTTAAATATAGATAAAAGCACATATAAGTCAAGTAATGATGAAACAACACCTATTGATTGTATATGTGAGATGATAAATAAGATACCTAATGAATTATGGAGAAGAGAAGATTTATCTATATTAGACCCTTGTTGTGGAAATGGTAATTTTCATATCCCTATATTTAATGAATTATTGAAATTCCATGATAAAACAACAATTTTAGAAAAAATATTAGAATTTAATGATATAAATGAAAATAGATTAGAAAATGTTAAAAAAATATTTTGTGGAGATAAATATAATTTACAAATTTCTAATAATGATTTTATTACATTCGATAATAATAAAAAATATGATTTAATTGTCGCTAATCCACCATATGCTAAAATGTTAGATAATGGTAAAAGAGCATCTAAAAATCATAATTTAATAAAAGATTTTATTGAAAAAGCTTTATCTCAATTAAAACCTCGTGGATATTTATTATTTATAACTCCTGATAATTGGATGTCTTATGCTGATAGAAATTTATTAATTGAAATCATAACCTCATTACAAATTATTCATTTAGATATTCATACTGCTAAAAAATATTTTAAGAAAATAGGTTCTAGTTTTACTTGGTATATAATTGAAAATTGTCCTTTCTATAAAAATATAGATATATCAGGTATTTGGAAAAAAAAAGAATATATTAGTTCAGTTATTTCAAAACAACGCAAATATATTCCATTATTATATAATAATATAGTTCAAAATATATTATCTAAAACTATTGATAATATTTCTTTACAAAAATTTGAGATAAAAACTAGTAGTTATTTACATAAATATACAAAAGCAGAATTTATTAATGATGAAAAAACAGATATATATAAATATAAGTTAATTCATACTCCAAGTCAAATTGTTTATTCATCAATACCTCATAAATTTCAAGAAGGATATAAAATATTTATATCTACTACAGATAAATATAATGTATTTATTGATAATTGTGGTATGACGCAATCAATCGTATTTATAATATGTGCTAATGAAGAAGAAGCTAAAAAATATTTAAAAATATTACAACATCCATTATATTTATTTATAAATAATATTTGTCGTTGGGGAAATTTCAATAATATTAGAATATTACAAAGTTTTCCAATTCCAACAATTGAATATTCAGGAAATCTTCAAGAAATTTATGATAATTTTAATATCACAAAAGAAGAAATAGAATTTATAAATTATTCTCTATAATCTGGATCACTATTATCACTTAATATAGGATATATATTATAATTCTTTTTATAATCTTCTAAAAATGTGCTTTCATATGCGTGATAAGTTTGTGCTATTATTTTTGTTTCCTTATCTAATATGTTAATAGTTATTTCTGTTTTATGTAATTCATAACCATACATTTCTATTTTACAACCTAAATTCAAATAAAATTCAAATGTATTATATATAAATCCATTAGTTTTAGAACAATCTCCTGATTTCCCTCTTTCTTCTATATGATGACCACATAGATATGATATTATTCTTCCTTTAATTCCAGTTCTAGTTCCACCTATTTTTACTATTCTATTATTTATAACTAATAAATATAACCATTCATTCTTTTTTGTAAAATCTTCATTTGAAATTTTAGGAATAAATTGAATCAAAGTGTTTCTTTTTTTACTTCCTTCTTTTTTTCCATATGTTATCAATTCATCATCTAAAATTATATCAGCAATTGGAATAAAATAATCTTTTCTATTATAATCATCAAATAATATAGTATCATCAATAGATATTAATTTAATCCATTTTTTTATTGGTGAATTTTGATATAAATCATCAATATGTTCTAATCCTGAAATATCGTTCATCTATAATCTAGAAAATATACAAATATTTCATTTTTTTATTTATAGATGAAGAAGAAAATAATATTTGATTTAGAAGGTATTTTAATAGGTAATATTTATTATTTAATGCGTTATAAATATCTAATTGAAACTATTATTGATAATTGTAAGCATAAGATAATTCAATTATGTCATATAAATAAGGATTTATGGAAGAAAAATATATCTCCACATTTTTTTAGACCATTCCTAAAAGAATTCTTAAATAAATATAAATCTAAATATGATTTTTATATTTTCACAAGTTTAGATAAAGAAACTGCTATTAATTTAATTGAAATTATTGAAGAATTTGCTAATATATCCTTCAAAAAACCAATATTTACTTATGAAGATTTATTATTAGATTCAAATGATAATTATAATAAAGAAATTTCATTCTTTTCACCATTATCATCATATATCATTATAGATAAGGTTGAATATTGGTCTAAAGAAACGAAAGTTATTACTCCTAAATTATATGATTATACATTCATTCCTATAATTGATAGTTCTATATTATCATTGATTAGAACATTAGATTTAAAAATCAATACATATTTATTACCGATGATATTTACAGAAAATTATGATGAATTCTTTTTTAATTATCATTTATTCTCAGCTCAATTATTCAAGAGTGTTAAATATGAAAATGATGAAAATATAATAGACGATTTCTTTAATAAAATATCTATAAAATAGATAAATGAAAAATAAAGAATTACCAATTATATTTGTTTTAGATATGGATAAATGTATTATAGGAAATAGCGAATATATACTTAAGTATCAAAATTTAATAAATGATTATATATTAAATAATTGTAAAAATAAAAAGATTAATGGTGAAATTTGTAAAATAAGTAAGGATTTATGGAAACAATATGAATATCCACATTATATTAGACCATTTTTGAAAGAATTTATTTTTAATATTAAAAAAATATTTAAAAATGTTGAATTTTTCATATTCTCATTTGGTACTAAGGAATATGTTGAAACTACTATTGAATATGTTGAGGAAAAGATAGATTTTAAATTTAATAGACCTTTATTTACAAGAAATGATGGTATTAGAAAAATAGATAATTCATATATTAAAGAAATTAATGGATTTCAAGAAAATATAATGAAATCTATTAAATATAAATATTCTAAATTGGATATTGAAGAAATCTTTAATAATCGTCTTATTATTATTGATGATATAAAAAGGTTTTGGGATAATCCTCATTTAATTGAATGTAATCCTTATAGTTATACACCAATCCCATATTTAGATTATTCATTTCTTAATTTATTAAGAACTAATGAAGATATTCTCAATTATATTAAAAAATCTAATAATCCATTATTACCTAATTATTTAGTTTCTTCTACTTCTTATGATGATTTCTTTCTTAATTATCATTTATATACGAGTGAATTAATAAATAAAAATCTTAAAACAAATAATGAAGCAATCAAAGATGAATTCTTTAAAAATCTTCTTAATGATTTGAAACTTCGTTCAAAATTAAAGAAACCTTTCACAACTAAATTTATTGAAAATTTAAATAAAAAAAAATGATTAAATAATATCTAAAAAAATTAAATATATGTCTTCTAATGAAAAATTAAATTTACAAATTATAGATATTCTTGTATATGATTTTAATATTAAATATCATCAGTTAAAAAATACTGGTCTAAATAAAGACCAGATTAATAATCATATGGAACAATATCAAAAATCTCGTATTCAAATTTTTAAAGAAGATTTAAATCGTATAAAAAATTTTAAAAAATGATTTATATTTTTTTTAACCATTCAATGATTAATATTCTTTCTTTAATTCTTATTATAATTTTAATCACAAATACTCCTATTAATTTATTATTTAACTATTCGTTAATCTTTAATTTATATCTTATTATATTATTCATTGTGACATTTCCATTATCTTTCATAATTCTAAACTTATATCTCTTCTATTATTCGTTAGATTTATTAATCAATTAAAAAAATGATTTATTTTATTAATATTTTTTCAATAATGTTTAAATATTTCCCTTTTATCATCTGTTACTATCAACACATTTTTATGAAATACCATCAATTATCGTTGTGATCTATATCATATTATCATTTCTTATTACATTCCCTCTTTCATTATTCATTCTCATACTCTATAATTCCTTATATTTATACATTAATGATTTATAATAATCTTCTGCCATTTCATATGCCATATATTCAAATGGATGTTCCATATTATTTGATATTTTTATATCTCCAATTCCATTAGGATATTCACTATTATAAGTTGCAATCATTTCAATACCATTTTTATTTTTATAAATAAATTCATCTAAATCTGGATTGGATCTAATTAAACCTCCTTTTTCTCTTCTTCTAATCTTTTCAAAACCATTTTTTATCATATACTCTTCCATTGCTTTTTTATTATATCTTTGATAAATATGAATACTTTCATGAATAAGTGTTTTTGTTAAAATCTTATCATCATAATTTAAAACAGATGGAGATAAAAATATAATATCTTCTCTAGTATGTGGAAAACCTTCTTCATATACGGAAGATATTAAAGCAAATTTCCATTCTTTGCCATTATTAAAATAATTAGAGGCATTTTTAGAACATCTTTTTAATTTTTCTTTTTGATCATTATTGAAATCTAATATATTTGTTATAACTATATTAATATATTCTTCATATGATTTTACTTTTCTAGCTCTTAAATCATAAATACTCATATTTTTAATATAATCATCTCTATCATTAATTATAAATATTTGAATTTCTTCTTTTGATTTATATATTACATTAGAAGAATTCACAAAACTTTCATTTATTCCTGAATAAATAATATAAATGAAGACGATAATAATTATTATAGGGATTAATAATCGTATAATCTTCATTTTATAAATACATAGAAAGAATATTTTTATCCTTATTCCTTTTCATTATAAGATATTTATCAATATATTCTCGTTCTATTTTAAAAGGAAATTTTATAGTTTTCCCATCTATTACTAGATATTTATTCATATTTATATAACTATATATATTATTAATATTTCTTTGAAGATTTCTAACACCATCTTCTTCAGTAGTATTATCAATTATATAATATATCATTTCATCACTTAATTCAACATCTTTATCTTTAAAATTAAAAGATTTGTATATATTTTCTAATAAACTATGTTTCGTTAAATTTAATTTATCTTCTCTTGAATATTTATCAATATTAATAATAATCATTCTATCTCTTAAAATTGGATTAACCTTATTTATATCATTAAATGTAAAAAATATTATGGATTTTGATAAATCTATATCTAATTCATCAAAATATTTATCAGTAAATTTTTCATTTTGTGTCGCATCTGTTATATGAATAAGAGTATTTATTATCTCATCTCCATGTCTATCTTCAGCAACCTTATCCAATTCATCAAAGAAAAATAGAGGGTTCATAACTTTAGTCTTTATCAATTGTTCAGCAATTTTTCCATATGTTGAACCTTCATAAGTATATGAATGACCTTTTAAATAATTAGAATCAGAACATCCTCCAAGAGCAATGAAAGCTAATGGAAATCCAATAACCTTAGCAATACCATCTTTTATAAATTTAGTTTTACCAACTCCCATAGAACCTTGAATACCAATGACATATCCTTTAGCATCTGGATTAGAAATAAATTGAGCTAAAATTCTTATAATTTGTTCTTTTGTTTCTTTATGTCCATAAATTACTTTATCAAGATTTGTTTGAATATTTTTTAAGAATTTGGGAATATTTTTATCTTCGTTAATTTCTTTAAAAATTCCTAAAGGAAGTTGTGAAACAGATGTAATCCATTTACCTAATTTTGAATATTCACTTGAAAATGTTGATAATTTCATAAATTCTTCATATTTCCTTAAAATAGCAATCTTATTTTCAATAGTAGTATTCAAAGATAAAAATTTAAATCTCAAAGGTTCTTTAAATGTTTTAAATTCATCAATTTCATTTTCTAATTGAAATATTTCATTTTTCTTTTGATTATTTAAATTATTAAAATAACCTATTTCATCTCTCGTATATTTATTATAAAGAGTTATAAATTTATTATAATTCCTCTTATCTCTCATTTTTATAAATATAAATATAATTTATCTATATATATTTATGATTATTATTCATACTACTAATTTATCAATTGATTTGAAAAATAATTTAAATAATTTTATTCTTCAATCTTTCGAAAAATCAAGAATTGATGATTATACTTATTTCGTCTATTGTAAAAATAATGGAATTATTATAGGTTTTGTTGGTCTCTATTATATCAATAATTATCTTTCTATTAATCAATTATGTGTTCATCCAAATCATAGAAATAAAGGTGTTGCTACATCAATCCTTAATTTTATTAAAAGAGTATATAAAAAATCTCATTTAATTTTATATATTGATAAAAATAAATCTTCTACAAATTATTTACATGATTTCTATCTTAAAAATGGTTTTAAAGATATGATTGATATTAATAATCTTTCTTTTGATGAAGATAATGAATATTTAATGGAATTATAAAAAATGATTTAATTATTATTAAATTAAAGATAAATATGGAAAAAGAAGAAGATTATTTAAAAAATTTTCTCAAAAAAATTAGAAATAAAAATGGAACATATAAAAGAATTTGTATATCACCTTTAAGATATGCTGGAGGTAAAAGTAAAGCTATTGGATTAATTTTAGAAAATTTACCAAAATTAAAAGAGAAGAAAATAGTATCTCCATTTTTCGGTGGTGGTTCAATTGAATTATGTTTATCACAAATGTTAGGAATTAATGTTATTGGTTATGATATATTTAATATGTTAGTAAATTTTTGGAATGTTCTAATAAATCATAAAGAAGAATTTATTAAAGAACTTTCAAAATTTGATATAAATAAAGAAGAATTCACATATAATAGACATATATTATTGAATTATTGGGAAAAGATTAAACCAGATGATTTAAAATATAAAACAAAAAATAAAATAGAATTAAAAGAGGATGAATTAACATTATTAGATGATAATATAATAAATCAGGCAGTTTATTATTATTATAATATGACATTATCATATGGACCAATGTTTTTAGGTTGGCCTAGTTCAAATGAAATTAATAAAGATAAATTTTTAAGAAAAATTGATAAAATTAAAAAGATGAATTTAATTAATTTAGAAATTAAATGTTCTTCATTCGAAGACATTTTAGAAAAACATAATGAAGATTTCTTATTTCTAGACCCTCCTTATTATCTTGAAGGAGATAGTAAAATGTTCAAAGGAATGTATCCTAATTGTAATTTCCCTATCCATCATAATAATTTTAATCATATAAAATTAGCAGAAATGCTTAAATTACATAAAGGAGGGTTTTTAATGACATATAATAATTGTTCTACCATTAGAGATTTATATAGTGATTATAAATTTGAATTTCCTGAATGGCAATATACCTATGGACAAGGAGAAACACGTATTGGAAAAAATAGACAAGAAACAAATGATAATATCAAAGAAAGTCATGAAATTATTATTATAAAATTTCCTGAATAATATCACAATAATAATTTATTCCATTATTCATCAATAATTCAATAAATCTTTTTCCTTTATTACCATTTAATCCTAGAAAATAACTATTATGAGTATTTCTATATTCATATGTTATATATTGTGATATTCCTTTTTTTGAATTATCATTAAAGTCCCCTTTAATCCTCCCTGATTTTAATTTCCTCCACATACATTCATTTGCTATGAAATGAATAATTTCATCTATATTAAAGAATATCCATCTATTATTATCAGTATCTTTATAAACTAATAAATCAACAGGTTTATCGCTATTTATTTTTTTCAAATATTTATTAAATATATTTATAATCTTATCTTTTGTTAATAATTCTATTTCAATATCTTTTAATTCTATAATTTGTCCTAATGTAAATTGAATATTATTTCCACTCTTATTACTTACATTAAATCCATTTATATTTAATGTTTGTATCAATTTTTCGCAAATTGGATGATTTATATCAATTGATGTATCAGCTTTCGCACCATATTCAATTGGTTTATTTATATCATTCATATTATATTGTCTAGTAAATTCTTTTTCTATCTCATGACCAATCCTTTTCTTTTCTCCTCCAACTTTTTTACAACTTATTTTTCTCTTATCATTTCCATTCATTTTTATAATTAATCTTTTTTAATTATAATCATTTTTTACGAAAAAGCATTTATTATGGAATCATAATTGAAAATAATAATTAATATAATTATAAAAAATATTATAAATAATAATAACCAAAATTTATAAATTATTGAAACAAATATTAATGGAAGTATTAAAAATAATCGAATTAGATAATTATTTCTCATTTCATTCTTCGTCTTCTTCACACATTTCTTCATCTTAGCATCCCATTTTTCATCATTTTTACATTTATTTCCTACTAAACTTCCTCTACTAACTCTTCCCTTAAAATCTTCCTCCATTATTTCTAAATACAACAACGATAATAATAACTCTTACCTGAATTCTCATTATATCTAGTTATTTCAACGATATCACCTTGTTTCATTCCAATCCATTTAGCAATTCTATCAGTATGAAGGATAATGGGCATTTGTAATTTAGATTTTAGATTATAATTTTCCATCACATCTTTTCCTTCATCTACTGATAATTTTCTATGAGGAGGAACATATTGATGCTTAGTAGGATTAAATAATAAATCTTGAATATGAAAATATTGAAGCATTCCACCTTTTTTTTGGAAAAGTTTATCAATATTATTTAATTGTGTTATCGATGGTGATGTTAATAAATCATTATTTAATATCAAGATTATATTATATTTTCCATTAAATTCTTTAACAAATCCATCAATATTATTCTTATTTTTCTTCAAAGCATCAATAATAATTGATCTTAAATTCTTAGTTAAAGCGAAAATTATAGCAGTATTATCAGTATGAAAATCCACAGGACGATTATCATTAAAGAAATCCTCTCTTTCAACTTCTACTTCATGCTCTTCAAATTCATCAATATTATCTCCACGAGATTTTAACATATCCTTTAGATTTTCAATGATAACATCAACTTTGTCTAAATCCATTTTTCTTAATATCTATTTTATTTATTTATATAAATTATCATTTTTTAATTAGAAGAATGTTATTACCTTTTTATATTCTATTTATTGAAGGAATTATTCCTGTAATCATTAAAATATACTTATCTTTAATCCCTTACGAATTAATCCTTCTTTTATCACAAATAATAGGTTTAATTTTTATCATAACTTATATATTTTTCTTTAAACCAAATGATATTAAAGAAGGTTATATTAATCTTAATTATAAAATCTTAATCATTATAATTCTAATTTCATTCTTTGGAACTTTTTTAGGTAAAATATTTTTTCTAAAAACCATTAAAGATAATGATAATATTAGTATTTTTTTAATTATAATGTCATTATATCCAATGATAACAATAATAGCATCATATTTCTTATTAAAGGAGAGGATTTCAAATAGACAATTATTAGGATATTTTTTAATAATTATAGGGATTTATTTTTTATTATACAAGAATTCATAATCTTATCTTTAAATTTAGCATCTTTTAATTTTAAGGATAATTCAAAAATCTTCACATACATTTCTTTATTTTCTCGCCATTCTTTAGAACATTCATCATAATTCTTGGCATTATCATTAAAACTATCGGCAATTTTCATAAATAAATTAAAGATTTCCTCGCTAATTCCAATCCTTATCTTTTCATAACAATCAATAATCTTCTTATCATTTTTAAAATATAAAAAGACAATTTGAGAAATTGTTTTTTCATTAAAATCATTTTCAATAGCTTTAATAACTAATTTATCAATATCCTCAATTTCCATAATTAAAAATGATTATTTCCTTATTTTTAAATAGATAATTAAGTAAAATCTTTATAATTATTAAGAAATAATGATATTAAATGTAGATGTTTTTTTGATATCTTTCGTCCTGATGATGTTTTTAAATATCGTCTAATCCTCTTCGTTCTATCCCTAATATTATTAACAATTTCATCAAATGATGGTTTATCACTATTTATAATATTATAAGAGATATATCTCATTATTCCAATAGAACCTAAACTATTAATTCTATCAGCATCCTTTACGATATCCAATTTATAATTAATTCTTTCATCTTCTTTTGATAATGACACATTAGAAGCAATTTCAATTATCTCTTTTTTATTATTCTTACCTAAATTCTTGAATGTATTTAAGAATTTATTTAATACATTCTCTTGATTTTCATTTGTATATTTATGATCTCCTATATCATGTAATAAAGCGCCCATTTTAATTTGAAATAAATCTCTTGAATTCTTTATCCCTTCTTTTTTCGCTATTTTTGAAGAAAACTTAACTACTAATTTAATATGTTTATAGTCATGACTAACATCTTCTAAATTATTCATATATTTCTTCACAAACCTCTTTGTCTCTTTTAAGATAAATAATTGGTTTTTATTAAATACCATAATAATTTATTTACTATAAATTATAAATCAATTTTTTATTTAATTTTTAATATTAAGATATGTCTATTAAAAATGATGCTATTTTTATTGCTCATATGAATAATTATACTTCAAATTCCAACTTTGGACTAAAAATAAGTGGTAAAGGTTTATATGATTATTTTAATTTTGATAATATTTATAATTCTAATGGTATCGGTTTCCAATTAATCAGTAATCTTGATAATAATAGAGAAATTTCTTTTGCTGATACATCCAATTCAAATAATCCCTCTCTAAATTTCAATTTTCAACCCTCTCAAATTTCAATCAAATCCCAAAATACTATCAATATCAATTCAAATATTTTCATTACTACCGATAATCGTATTGGTATTGGTACAATTAATCCTCAATCAACCCTTCATCTATATTCATCTAATGAATGTTCTCTTTCTATTACTAACGAATTATCAAATATATTTACTATCACTAAATTGGGTTCTCATATTAATATCAGTAATTCTAATGGTTTTATAGGCATTGGAACAACAGACCCTCGAAGTTTTCTAGATATTCGTGGTAATGTTATTCTCCCTTATTCAAAATTAGGAATTGGTACTACTAATCCTCGTTCAAATTTAGATGTTATTGGAAGTTGTCTTATAACCTCCAATCTAAATTTAAGTAATCTTATTCTTAATGGAAAAATTTATAATGGCGATGGTTCTCCGTTTTTAAATAGTCAATGGTCTAATATATATGATGCTCAAAATAATTCATCAAATATTTCTTTCAATTATGGTAAAGTTGGAATAGGAACAACTAATCCTCGTAATTTATTAGATGTATATGGAAGAATTGCTTGTATTGATATTAATATTGGTGGTTCAATATTAACTAAAGAAATAATAGAAGGAACAGGAACATCTGCTGATATTATTAATACAGGAACTTTAAAAGTTTTATATGGAGGAACTGGTTTAAATTATTTTAATTCTAATCAACTTCTTATAGGAAATGGAACATCGCAACTTCTTCAAACATCTAATCTCATTTGGAGCAATAATTCATTTTTAGTAAATGGTAATATTATTATTAATTCTAATTGTTTTATTAATTCAAATCTTATTATTAATAGTAATGGAAGAATTGGTATAGGAACTACAAACCCTTTATCTTCAATACATATTCAATCAGGTATTAATGAAAATGCTATGATAAGTATAGGTGATATATATCTCAATAAAAGTAATCAAGATTTTATTATTTCTAATAATAATCCAAATGGAAAGATTATTATTGGAAATTTGACATTTAATTCTAATGGATTTATTGGAATAGGAACTACAAATCCCTTATCTAATCTTGATATTATTGGAGATGTAAATATTCAAGGTTTTTTAAATATGAATAATTCAAATATTAGTAATGTTAATATTATTAATACGAAGACACTTAATATTAGTAATATTATTATGGAAAATTCTGGAACTTTTATAAAAAAAGATGGAACACCATTTTATGCTAGTAGATGGAATTCTAATGGTAATAATATATTTTTTAATAATGGTTTTGTTGGTATTGGAACAACTAATCCCTTATCTAATCTTGATATTAATGGAAATGTAGGTATTACTGGATTTCTTAATATGAGTAATTCAAATATTAGTAATGTAGTTTTTCTAAATACAAAGACACTTAATGTTAGTAATATTATTTTCGAAAATACTGGAACTATTATGAAAAAAGATGGAACTCCATTTTATGCTAGTAGATGGAGTTCTAATTCTAATAATATCTTTTTTAATTCTGGTTTTGTAGGTATTGGAACAACTAATCCTCTTGTTCCACTTGATATTAATGGAAATGTAAGCATTAAAGGTGTTCTTAATATGAATAATTCAAATATTAGTAATGTTAATTTTATTAATACAAAAACTTTAAGTATTAGTAATATTATTCTTGAGAATACAGGGATTTTAACGAGAGCTGATGGAACTATAATAGGTTCTTCACCATTTATAGTAAGTTCAACAAATCCTAATAATATCTATTTTAATTCTGGAAATATTGGAATAGGAACAACTAATCCACAATCAACTTTAGATGTTGTTGGCAATATTAATGTTACTGGTAATTTCAAATATCTTAATTCAAATATTTTCGTATTTTCTTCTAATTTTGATACATCTCCTTTCTCTAGTAATCTAATCCCTAATAATTCTAATTATATCAATTTTATCGGTAATGTTGGTATAGGTAATACTATTACAAATTCTAATTTCTTTCTTTATGGAAATTCATATATTCGCGGTTCTCAATATATTCAACCAAATACTGATGGAAATGCTATTATCTTCTCATTTAATTGTAATGTTATTCCACAAAATATTAATAATAATTTTGATATTAATTTTAAATTAGGTTCTATTAATTCTAATATTATTAATCCATTCTTATCTGTTTATAATAGATATCAAACATCATCTTATTATAATTCTGCCGTTAAATTAGAAGGTTCTAATGGAACATCCGTTTTAATAGATAGTGGAGCAAGTGAAGGAATAGGACAAATAAAATTTACAACGAATAATATTGAAATTATGAATATTAATTCTAATATAGTTAATATTAATAATTGTTTAGATATTACTGGAAATTCTGGAACTACTACAAATGCTGGAGGTGCCTATATATCATCAACTATTGGAGGCGCTTTTGTTAGTGGTTATTCATCTACCCCTGTTGTATTTTCATTAAGAACTACTGATAATATTATATGTGGTAAAAATAGTTTTGCTTTAAGTGATAAGAGAATTAAGAAAGATATTAATGATATCAATGATAATGATGCTTTATTAAAAATTATGAGAATAGAACCAAAAACATATAATTATATTGATACTATTCAACGAACTTCTTCAAATGTTTATGGATTTATTGCTCAACAAATAAGAGAAGTTATACCAGAAGCAGTTGAAATAATTTCAAAATTTGTTCCTAATGTCTATAAATTAGTTTCCATTAATAAAAATAAATTCATATTAGATGATTATGGTGATTTAAAAATTGGCGATATCCTCCAAATATACACATTAAAATCCACAGAAGAAGTTAAAATACTTCAAATAAACCCAATATTAAATTATGATTCCAATGTTAATTCTAATGAAATATTATTAAATTCCAATGTTAATTATGATATTAATTCTAATGAAATATTATTAAATTCCAATGTTAATTCTAATGAAATATTATTAAATTCCAATGTTAATTCTAATGAAATATTATTAAATTCCAATGTTAATTCTAATGAAATATTATTAAATTCTAATGCTAATTATGATATTAATTCTAATGAAATATTATTAAATTCCAATGCTAATTATGATTCCAATGTTAATTATGATATTAATTCTAATGAAATATTATTAAATTCTAATATTAATTCTAATGAAATTCAATTAAATTCCAATATTAATTCCAATATTAATTCCAATATTAATTCTAATGAAATTCAATTAAATTCTAATGTTAATTCTAATGAAATATTATTAAATTCTAATGTTAATTATGATATTAATTCTAATGAAATATTATTAAATTCCAATGCTAATTCTAATGAAATATTATTAAATTCTAATGTTAATTATGATATTAATTCCAATATTAATTCTAATGAAATTCAATTAAATTCTAATGTTAATTCTAATGTTAATTCAATAAAATATGAAATTATTATAGATAAGGATATTGAAGATATTGAAATATTTGTATATGGTTCTTATGTTAAAGATTTTCATATATTGGATAAAAGTTATTTATATACATTAAATATATGTGCTACACAGCAAATATATAAAGATATATGTTTATTAACGTCTAATCTTGATTATAAAACAAATGTGATAAGATAATTATATTTATTTTTTTATTATTATTAAAGATGGAATTAAGAAATGATAATTTTAATTTAATTAAAAAAGGAATTGGAATAAAATTCACTGGGAAAGGTATTAATGACTTTTATAATAATAATAATATTTATAATTCCAATGGTATAGGTATTCAATTGATAAATAATCAAAATAATAATCGTGAAATAGCTTTTATAGATACTTCAAATATAAATAATAATTATTATTCAAAATTAAAATTAGCATTCAATAATTCATCTATTAATATAAGGAATTTAAATGAAAATAATCAAATACAATCTCTAAATTTTAATAATAACCTATTTATTAATAATAATATTGGTATTGGTTCAACTAATCCAAAAACTCTTCTCGACGTTTCCGGTAGAATTTCTTGTTATGATATTAATATAGGTGGTGTTGTCATTAATAAAGATTTTTTAATTAATGTTAGCACTTCTGTTGATAATATAACTTCAGGAATTCTTAAAATTGAAAATGGAGGAACTGGTGTTTCTTCTATTAATGATGAACAATTATTATTAGGCAAATTTCAACAATCACCTTATCTAATTTGGAAAGATAATAAAAGAAGATTAGGTATAGGTTTAACAGATCCTTTATATACTATTGATGTTGCTGGTGGTATAAATGCGAATACTTATAAAATATTAGGAACAGATATTAATAATATTTTCTTAAAACCAGATGATTTATTATTATCTTCAAATGAATGTTATAATAATTGTTATAATAATAGTATTATTAGCGCTAATAAATATACTGATAATATAAGTTATGATTTAATTAACTTATTTAATTCAACAACTAGTGAGTGGATTAGAAATGGAAATAATATTATTTATATTAATTCAAAAGTTGGCATTGGAACAATTAGACCTTTAACAAGTTTACATGTTGTTGGTGATATTAATTATACAGGCGAATTATATAAAAATGGTGTTGCTTTTAAAAATTTTAGTGGTAATTATAATGATTTAACTAATGTTCCTAAAATTACTTGGGGATTAGGTAATGCTCATATTTATAATCTTAATAATGCTAATGTAGGTATTGGAACAAGTAATCCTCGTTCAAAATTAGATGTTAATGGTGATATTAATTTTACAGGAGATATTAGAAGTAATGGAAATAAAGTAAATATTTTTAGTGGCAATTATAATGATTTATCTAATATTCCATCATATTCAAAAGTTGCTTATTCAGGATCTTATTATGATATTAATGAAACCCCTTATATTTTTAGTGGCAATTATAATGATCTTATAAATAAACCTTCATATTTTCCTACTGATTGGAATTCAACTATTTATAATATTCCTAATTATTTTCCTGCTGATTGGGATTTATCTGTTAAAAATAAACCAACATATTTTAAAACAGATTGGATTACATCTATTGATAATAAACCATTAACATTTAATACGGATTGGAATTCAAATATTATTAATAAACCTAATTATTTTGCTGCCGATTGGGAAACAACTGTATTCAATAAACCTAATACATTTTTAAGTGATTGGAGATCTAATATTATTAATAAACCTAATTTTGCAACAGTAGCTTTCACAGGTCAATATAGTAATATTTTAAATAAACCTTATATTTTTAGTGGATTTTATAGAGAATTAAAAGAAAAACCAAATTATGCTAAGGTAGCTTTCACAGGAAATTATAACGATTTATATAATCGCCCTAATATATTTTCAGGAAATTTTAATCAACTTAAAAATATTCCCACTTATTTTCAAACAGATTGGAATTCAACTCTTATTAATATTCCAGAGTTCTCTCGCGTTGCTTATACAGGTTTATATAATGATATTATTGGAATTCCTAATATTATTTGGGGCGAAAATAATAGTAATATATATAATTGTAATATTGGAAATGTTGGAATAGGTTTAACTAATCCAACTTATAAATTGGATGTTAGAGGAAGTATTAATGTTGATAATACATTTCAAATAAATGGATTACAAGCAGTTCTTAGATTAAATACTCCATGGGGACTTTATTTTGCAGAAGATTATGTAAATGGTTTACTTCCAGATAGTTCTGGTAATGATAGAAATGCTATAACATCATCTGGAAATATTACAAAAACAACCGAAAGTGGTAATGGTGCTACAGGAGAAATTACATTTATTAGTGGTGGAACTTCAGCAAATATAAAATGGCCTGCTGGAAGTATTCCAAGAGATTTCACTATTCTAACTTTAACAAGATATAAAACAGATGGCACTAAAAGAAGAATTATTGGTTCTCATGGAAGTGGAAATTGGCTTCACGGACATTGGGATGGAAGAAGAGGTGTGTGTCATTATGATAGTTGGAAAACATCTACTGATAATGTTGGAAGTAATACTAATTGGTTATGTTGTATTGGTAAAAATAGCGCAACAACACCTAATAATATTTTAATAGATGGAGTTGCTAAAGGAACATCAACTGGTGGAACAAATAATTTAAGTTTATGTGTAAATGCTGATATATATGGGGAAACAAGTGATTGGGCATTAGGTTGTGTAATGATATGGGATAGACACCTATTAGATGCTGAAATATTTGAATTAAATAGTTTTATACAAAGTAATTTAACTAATGGAGGTTCTACAAAATCATTATTTTTAAATCAATACAAAATTTATTTTAATGGTGATACATATTTTAGTAATCAAATTTTTATTAATAATACTAATATTAGTAATGTTTTTGCTACTAGTAATGATTTTATAAGAACTTCTAATTGGGTAATTAATGGAACTAATATATATAATGTTAATTCAGGTTCTATTGGTATTAACACTACTAATCCATCTTCTTTATTTAAATTAGATGTTAATGGTGCTATTAATAGTTCTGGATTTAATATAACAGGAAATGGAGGACTTTTTTGGTCTTCTATTGGATCAACTGGAATAGGTTGTGCTAGTATTAATGGCGAATTATCATCATCATCACTAATTGGTGATATGATTATTAGAAGTCAAGAAGGAAATAGATTAATATTACAAAATGGAAGTAATACTGGAACTTTATTTATTTATAATAATAAAATTGGAATTGGAACAAACACTCCTTCCTCTCTTCTTCATCTTCATAATTCTTCTTCTTCAGGAGAAGTTAAGATATCATTTACAGATGCTTCAAC